AGCACCCCGGCGCCACTTACCGTTGACGGTTTCGCTAGGTAGGCGTATAGATACCGCCGTTGTCTACGGAGCAGGGCCTTCCCATGCGTCCACGCAAGACGGTGCACAAGGGCATCCTCGCAGCGTCCGGTTCCCCCGCCGGCCCTGGTGTTCGCGTTGCCGGCGGGACCGTCACCAAGACAGGCCCTGCCCGTAGCGCCGCCGGTTCTCGCCCGCAGGCGAAGATGTTCGACAAGAAGCGGGGGCAGACGAAGTGAACCGTCGGTTGCTCCCGCTGTCTGTTGTTCGCGACCTGCACAACGCCCGACTGCTTGTGCCGCTGACTGCGGCCATCGAGCAGGCTAGGCAGGCCGACCTGAAGACCCTCGTCGGGACGTCTGATTGGGCCGCGTGTCGGCTGGTGCAGGGCCGCATTCAGGCCCTCGACGACTTTCTGCACTCCCTCTCCACCCAACTGCAGAGTGACAAGCCGTGACCACCCTCCCGTCCTCCATTCGTTCGGCCCGTGCCCGCATGACCGCCATGGTCGGCGCCGCCGGCGCGGCCATGCCGCCTCTCCCGGCGCAGGTGCAGGCTGACGCCCCCGCTACCCAGCCGGCGCAGCCCGCCGCCCAGACGCCTGTGCAGTCTGTCGCCCCGCCTGCTGCGCCTGTCGCCCAGCCTGTTGCGCCGCCTGTCGCGCAGCCTGCTGTGCAGCCCCCTGCCCAGCCGGCGTCGGGGCCGGTGCCCGCGTCGACCGACGCGACCGTTCAGGCGCTGCTGCGCCAGAATCAGCAGTTGCTCGACCGCCTCGCCGCGCAGTCGAGGCCCGAGCCGGCGGACGCGCCTGAGAAGCCCGAGCCTGACTTCGTCCCCCGCATCGAACGGCTCAACGTCTCTGCCGCCGAACGCGACACGTTCGGGCCGGCCGAGTCCTACATCCGCGCGCTTGCGCGTGAGGAGGTGCTGGCGGCGCTTGAGCAGCTTGTCCCCGAGTTCAACAAGGTCCGCCAGCGGACGGCCAAGCTCGAAAAGGACTTGGACAAGCGGGTCGGCTCGGTCACGCAGCAGACCTTCTCGCAGGCGCTCTATGCCGCCGTGCCGGACTTCGACGCGCTCGTCGCCGACGCGGCGTTCAACGCCTACCTCGACAAGCCGCTTCCCTACCAGCCGGGGCGGACCATCCGCAGCCTTCTGGCCGAGGCTTACCGGGCGCAGGACGTTGCCACGATCCGCGCCAATGTCGATCTTTTCAGGCGGCAGGCCGCTCCGGCTTCCGCCTATGTCGCGCCGGACCCCAGCGCGCTTGTTCATCCCGTGGTGGCCGGCGGGGGGCAGCCGGCGGTGCCTGTTCAGGCACCTACGCCTGAAATCCTGACCGCGTCGCAGCGCATGGCCGACTATTCCAGCTATCGTTCGGGCAAGATGCCCCACGACCAGTGGATGCAGCGGCAGGCGCTCTACGACAAGGCCATGATTGAAGGCAGGTTTGACCCCAACAAGTGAGGTAAACAATGGTCCGGTATACGAACGCAATTCCGGCCGCTGCCGGCTATCCGCAGTATTCGGGCAATCTTATCCCCCCGATCTACTCGCAGACGCTGATCGAGAACTTCTATTGCTCGACGGTGTTCGGCGACATTTCCACTACCGAATACATCGGGGAGATGCGCGGCAAGGGCGACCAGATTACGTTCTTCCGCGAGCCGTGCGTCATCGTCCGTGACCACGTCAAGGACGGCACGATCAAGCACGACGTCCTCGAATCGGATACCGTCACGCTCGTCATCGACCGGGCCAAGGAGTTCTCCTACAAGATCGCGCGGCTCGACGCCGACATGATGCCCATGTGGGATCAGATGCGGTCCAAGCTGATGCAGAACACCGCCCGCACCATCGCGGACAAGATCGACTGCGAGCTGCTGGGGGAAATCTACACCTACGCGCACTGCGACAATCAGGGCCCGGCCGCCGGGTGCGTCTCGCACAGCTACAACCTCGGTCAGACCGGCAACCCGGTGCCCGTCACCAGCATCAACGTGCTGGAAGTCATCACCAATGTCGCTGCGGTGCTGGACGAGGCGTGCATCCCGAAGGAAGGGCGTTACCTCGTGATCCCCACCCCGATGAAGGTGGCGATCATGAACTCGGAGCTGCGCGCCGCCTACTTCTCCGGGCTGAGCCAGTCCACCTACCTGAATGGCAAGATCGCCGATAACATCGCCGGCTTTGCCATCTACGAGTCCAACCACGTTCCGCGCGTCTTCGACGCCGGCGCCAACACCTGGGCGTGGCACATCGTCGCCGGCATCCGGTCGGCCACCTGCTTCGCCTCGGTCGTCGAGCACACGCGCGAAATCGAGGACAAGGACTCCTGGGACATCTACTATCAGGGCCTGCAGGCGTATGGGTTCGGCGTCATCCAGCCGAAGGCGCTGGCGCACCTCTACGCTCGGTTCAACTGATCGCCGGCAGTCGGAGTTATCACCATGGCAATTCACAAGCTGTTCTTCGGCGGCCAGCGGACGGTCAATCCGTATCTGGCCATGCTTCCCCAGGTTGCCCCGGACCCGGATGCCGTCTTCGAGACGGACAACCGCCACGGCCCGGTGCTGTTCTCGCCGACTCGCTGGATGCCCTTCGGGCACTCCATGGACGAGGTGTCCTGCGCGTCCTGTGGCGCGGCGGACTGCCGCGAGTCCAAGGCGATCAACCAGTATGTCTGCGACAACGAGATCGTCGACGGCGACTCCATCGACACGCACATCATCCCTCGCTACACCGAGGTGCGGTCCATTTGGTGGATGATCGACCGGCCGATCCCCGGCCTCACGCTGACGCTTGAGTTCCGGGACATCACTGACGACACCTCGTCGGTTGCCATCCCGATCCCCGGCGGCACGATCAACGCTGCGGTCGCCGGCTCCGGCATCATCCACCTGCCGCTGGATGGCACCTTCTACTTCCCGCGCAACGGCCTGCTCCGGGTGACGCTCACCGGCGTGCCCGACGCGCCGCCGACTTCGCCCAACTGCATGTCGTGCGGCGCCGGCGGCCTGCAGGGCTTCAGCTTCTTCCTTAGCCCGGAGATTTACGAGCCCTGCCGTGGCCTGTTCTGATCGACACGTGAATGGGAAGCGGGTATAGTCGGCGCCGGCTTCCGTTTCCCTGCGCCGTGGGCCTTTGGGTGGAGGCCCACGGCGCCCTCCCGTTCCACCCGACCCGGAGTCAGACATGATCGAAGCCACCCACGGCCTGTCTGCTACCAGCGTGCCCGCTGCCGGGCGCAAGGGGCCTGCTTTCCTCCGCAACCGGATCAACGGGGCAGTCTACCCCTACCACCCAGCCATCGAGCGGCTTCCGCACATCGAACCGTTCTACGGGGCCCCCACGCAGACGCTGCCTGATCGCGAGGCGCCTGTGCCGACCGCCGAGCACCCGGCCGCGTGGCAGGCGACGCCCCGCGAAGGCGTGGACGTGACGGCTCCGGCGAGCGCCCCGCCGGTCGAGCCTGTGCCGCCGGCCGAGGCTGCCCCGCCTGGCGCGCCGACGCCATTCGAGACCGTGCCTGTTTCCGCCCAGCCGCCTGTTCAGCTTGGGTTCCCCGAGCTTCCTGCCGTGACGCTGGGGTCTTTCGATGGTGGCGACCCATAACCTCGGCTCGACGGTCGACCAGATTCTGGTCCGCGCCGGGCGCCTGCTGAACGACTACGAGGAGCAGGGGCGCCAGTTTGTCCGCTGGCCGAAGGTCAGCCTGCTGGACTACCTCAACGAGGCGCTTGCGCAGCTGGCTGCCCACCGCCGCGACGCTTTCGCCGTTCAGGCCGTGCTGCCGCTCGTGCCGGGCGCGCAGCAGGAGTTGCCGTCCGACTACATCGAACTGGTCAAGCTCGACCGCAACATGACGCGGGGCGCGACCGGCGAGCCGGAGCCGGGCGCGCCGATCAAGGAACAGGACCAGCGGATGGTGGCGGCGGTCCGCAAGCCGGACTGCCTTGGAACCGTTTCCAGCACGGGTAAGAACAGGCCCTATTGCGTCAGGAGCTATTCGCGCAACCCGGTGTCACCGACGCATTTCGATGTGACGCCGCCGGTTCCGCCGGACGAAGTCGTTGAAGTGATCGCTACGGTGATTCGCCGCCCTAGGCAGTTCACCATCGGCGACTACGCGAAGCACGTTGGCGTCGCGCCGGAGTTCGAGGCCGCGCTGGTCGATTGGGTGCTCTATCGGGCGTTCATGATCGACACGGAGTCCGCGTCCGCCGTGAAGGTCGCGGCTGCTTACGCGGCGGCCTTCTACAACGTTCTCGACACGCAGCGGCGCGACCGTTCCGGCTTCAACGCGGACCGTCGGGCGAACCTGCAGGCGCCTGCCACCCCGACTATTCGGTATCGCCCTCGGAGTGATTCGCCGTGACCTGCACTTGCGCTCCGCCGGAGGGCGGCTCTGTCCGTCTGGAAGACTTCTTCCCCAACGTGATCCCGTTCGTCATGGGCATCCCCGACGAGGTGGCTGCGCACGCCATCCGCGAGGCGGCCATCCTGCTTGCCCGGCGGGCGCAGGTGCTCCGCCGCCACATCACCATCGAAACCCTGCCGGACGTGCCTGACTACCAGCTTGAGTTGGAGGACGACTATGTGGTTATCGGCCTACTCGATGTGGCGTTGTTCGGTTCTCGTCTCTCGGCGCTGAACCGGCCCCCGCTGGATCGACACACCCCCACGCGCCCGTCCTACTACTTCGCGCCGCCGGATGACCTGCGGGTCTACCCTTCTCCGTCGCGCGAAAGTCCGTGCGGTCTGGAGGTCGTCGCCGCCGTCTCGCCCGGGCGCGACAGCTGCTTTCTGGACCGCGTGCTCTACGACCACCACGCGGCGGCAATCGGAGCCGGGGCCGTTGCTAGTATCATGCAGATGCGGGGCGGGGATTGGTATGATCCGGTCGGGGCCGAACGGCACTGGCGCGTGTTTGCGCAGGGTGCGG